TGCACCTGTTCCACCTGCATCTTGTGTTATTTGAATATTTACTACTTGTCCTGCTTGAATGTTTGTAGCAACTATATGTGTAGCTGTTGATTGTGCAGTAAATTTAAATGTATTACTAGTATTTAAATCTATAGATGCTGTGTTTGAAGCAATTGTTATTGTTTCTATATCGTTATAAACACTAGCAGCAAATCTAGTTTCTGTTTCTACATTTAATAATGCTGATGAACCTGAAGACCACATTTTAATGGTATCTCCTCTACCTGTAGAATTACCAGCCCATGCTAATAAGTGAATATCATTACCTAATCCTGTAAATGCTGAATTAGCTAATTGAACTGAAGTTGACCCTACAGTATTTATTTGAAAGGCATTAAATTTATTACCTAAATCTCTAGTATTACTACCATTGATAACAATATTACCATATTGCACAGGAACTGAAGATGAACCTAATTCAATTTTATCTGCAGAAGATGCTGCTGCATTTTGTCCTGCTAATATACTTCCAGCACCAATGACTGATCCTGTTACTACTGCTTGTCCTGTAGTATCTGTATTTTGCATAAACACAGTATCTGATCTATTTGCTGTATATTGTTGTTTACCAATTATTACTGATGATGTAATAGATGAATTAATAGTATTTCTATTACCTCCAATTATACTACTATGATCAGCACCAAAATTAATTGTTTGTTGATAACCACCTAAAATTGATGATCTCATTCCTTGTAAATTATTTTGATAACCACCTATTATAACTGATGTATCACTATTAGTCATTGTTGATGATGCTGCACCTACAATAACTGAATATCCAGCTCCACTACCTATTATATTTCCTTCTCCACCTAATATAGCAAGATCTTCACCAGTTCCAGTAATATTATGTCCATCACCATGAACAAACGGTGCTGTTGCAGCTGCATTTATTGAATTTAATGTATCAACATTACCTCCATTATATGAGCCAGTTATTATTATTGATCCTGTTATTTGAGCACTTCCTGTAAATGGAAATGCAGCTCCTCCTCCACCTCCGGCAGCCCATTCAATTCCACCATTAGCATTAGATGTTAATACTTGTGCTGATGAACCAGTGCTTGAAGTAGAATCATATAGATTTACTTGTTTTGAACCTGATGCTCTTTGTATAATAGGTACGAATGATGAACCAGAATACATTTGTAATGCCATCTTGTTATCATCCATTCTTATTGCTATACCTGCATCTGTAGTTGTATTTGCAAATCTTATACTACCTGTTTCAGTTAAGTTTTCGTGTTTATATAATGTTGATCTTGAACCATTATCTGTAATTTTAAAATCACCTGATTGGAAATTATCTTTTGTAAATAGGTATTGTCTACCAGCGTTGAATATTGTATCACCAGTAGATCCTACATCAAATTGGAGGTTTTTTTCTGTTTCAATTAAACCAACTTTAGAACCAGTAAATCTTATTGTTGGTCCTACACTAAAACTATCATTAGCACCATCTTTAATTATAAGCTTTGCAGCAGTACCTGCTGAATTTAAACTTACAGTTGATATTCCTTCTACTGATGATGATCCTGTTATGTTTACTGAACCAGTAATTTGTGTTTTACCACTATTATTATTCCTAATTTTAAATGCTGCAACATCAAAATCAGTATCTTTATCTTGTGCTGTTACTTTAAATTCATTTTTATGTTCTGTTAAACTTGCTGTTGTATTTAGACTTGCTGTTAAATTTATTGCAATAGAAGCTGAATTACCATTTTGTAATACTTCTTGTAAATTAACTTCTGCATATGAAGCACTAACTACTGAATCTGCCTTTGAAGCAGAAATTGCATATGATGCTGATACAGGAATAAATTCTGTTCCTGTCGCTGTTGCTAGTACATTAAATGCTCCACTTGCAGAGCGCTGTACTAAATTTTGAAATGATTGGGATATGTATAATCCTGATAAATCTTGTGCCATAATTATATATTATATTTGTTTGGTCCTGGTGGAGGATAACTTGGATACGCTGAATTAACAATTGGTAAACCTGATCTTTGAGCTAAGTTCATATATACTGCTCTAGTATTTCTTTGCATTACAATAGGTGATCTGTATTGCGATGCATAATCAGGTATAAACTGATATAATTCTGTATTTTGTCCTAATTCAGGAAACAAATTGTATTTCTCGCTTAAATATCTAGATAGTTGATCCGCGTAAAATTGTTGTTTATTAAAAATGCTTTGACGTTTAGCATCATACATACTTCTATCTACATTAACGCTATTTTCACCTCCGGTTGGAGTTAATAATCCGTTATTTCTAGTTCTTACCATTACAGCCTCTGTAACATTGTACAATGAAGCATAAACTAATGCTGGCTGAATGTAATCGTCAATTAATGTTTGATATGACCCTGATACACTATTGTTATCAATTTTTGTAAGTAAAGTGTTGTATAGTATAGTTCCTATAATAGGTTGTATAACTATATCCTGCGCTTCTCTAATACCGTTAACCATTAAAGCATCATCAACTGATTCATTTAAATCTGAAAATGCTCTAACTTTTGCTTCGCTAATTAATAATGTAGTTGTCATATGTCTATTCTGTTAATGGTGCTTCATCATTTATTTGATCATCTAATCCTTTCTCATCTGTTACATCTGCATCTTGAGATACTACTACCTCTGTTTCATCTGCTTCATCATACTCAAATAATGGGTTTTTCTGAACAACACCTAATGTTGTTTCTCCGTAATTGAATTCTAATAATCCTTCAAATACGCTTAATATACTTTGTTGAAATGGCAATACTACTGTATTTAAAAATAATCTGTATGCCGTTTCTATTTCCTCCGCGTTTGAACCGAGTCCTACGTTAGATTTAATACCTAAAAGCATTGGTGACGTAATACGGTGAGACGTAAGTATCTTTTGTGATACAACGTCATTTAACGTAGTATAATAATCGTCAGCTCCATTTTGAGGTATTGGTGTTATGTCTGGTTTTAAACTTGGATCTGCAACATCCATATAAAGCATGTTACCTGCGTTACTTGTACCTTCGTATTGTAATCTTAACATATTTTCAATAGCCATTCGCTCTTCATCATTTGCATTTGTATAAGTAGTTATTGCTAATGATGGTGCAAGACCATTTTTAATATTTGATATGTGGAAATTATCTACCTCTTGATCTAAGTCTATTACTTTAGATCCACCTACGTAATCAGGTAATGGATAATATCCTTGTCCTGGTCTATATGGGTTATGGTATAATAATTGTTTTGGTTCCTCACTACGTTTTTCTAAATTGAAAGGTGGTAATTGAGGTAATTTTTTATCGTCTTGTTCAATATTATAATTCCAAACTGGTTTCCACTCTGGAGATATATAATATCCTGGTATTTTTGATCTATCGTCTTTTTCCATTGCACGAACGTGACTAAAGTCTACGTGATATATCTCTGCAATTTTGCTTCTATCTCTAGTATAAATAATTTCTAAAGCATAGCCTCCGAAGAGTTTGTAATCTAAAGCTACTTTATTGTAGATATCATTCCATGATTCCCCATCTCTATTAGCTCTTTTTAAATAATCTTCATTATCACATACTAAACCATCACCTGTGATTGCTTGTACAATTGAATTTATACATGAAGCGTGTGTTGATGATTGATTATATAGTGAAATAAGGTATTCTGGGTATTGATTATCAACCCCAAATTTCATATACTTAGGACAATCTACATTGTCACTTCTATATGGGTTACTTTCTCTGTCAAATCCACTTTTAGCGAATTCTTCTTTACGTTTAATAGCTGAGAAGTTAAATTTTTTGTTTTCCATTAGTATTGATATGTGTTAAAGGTACCGTTTTCATTTCCTGATACATAATCTGTTATTGCTGGATCGTTCGAACCTGAGACCCATACTCTTTCTGTATCAATGAAACCGCCATCATATTTTCTATTTAGATATTTCTGGAACGTTGCCCATTTATAATCTATAACTGCAATTGGTTCATTATTATCAGCCCATTTTAGTGCTGTAATGTTCCATATAGCCTGAGTAAATTCATTTACATATGGTGATATGTCTGCGAACCATTGTCCTGATGCTGTAGGCGCTTGATTTTTACTAGTTTGTACTAATAACCAACCGTCTCCACCTTGCGTTTTATTAGATATGATGCTACCTGATAATTCCCATAATGATTGATCATAACTACTAGTTAATGAAAATAATGCTTCAGATGAACTAACTTGGTAGTTTACCCAAAGTGCACTTGTATCTGTTCCACTGCTACTGTAATTTAGTCTAATCATCGTCTAAGAATAAATATGTTTATTGTATAAGATAGATATTAAAAAAAAGGGGGTCATTTATAGACCCCCCCAATTTTTAACAATATATTTAAGATCCTACAGTTATACCCGAAAGTACATTTGTTAAAATAGATCCACTTACTTCACTTGCAGGAAATGGTTCATCACCTGTAAATGTTAGTGTGTATCCGTTTAGATC